TAATACTTATGTCAAAAAAAAGCCTGCGGTTAAGCAGGCTTTTTAAGTTAGTAAAATCTTTTTTTATTATTGGATCTTGTTACTTGTTTCTTTATACTTTGTTCCTGTATCTGTGTTTGTTCGTCACGTCCACTGAAACGTGTACAATTAAAATATTTCTAGTCCTACCAGTGTATGGTGTAGGAACATATTACACCTGTATTTTAAATTGATGCAGTGCAACGATTTCTGTTGCCAGGTACGTTGCCAACCCCGTTAAATTATGCCGCTAAGGCGTAATCCACATTTGCAAAATTATCGTTTGCGTTTAAAAGTTTGCTTGATTTACGGTCATCGCCTACCGAGAACTCCACCGATCCTAATAATCACCTGTCGATCCTGTTCATCCCCATTCTGTTTATCCGACAAGAACCAGTGTTGGTTCTCCAGATATTAAACTATATATGATACTTACAATCCCCCAAAGTAATATTGTGTATCCTAACCACCAGTACCATTTGTTGCCTCTTTTATCCATAAAATTTTTAGTTGCACGTTTTGTACCCAATGGGTCTTTACTTGCCGCATATCCAAAAACTCTATCACTCCAACTAAATGGTGGTGTTTTCCATAGTACTACTGGTATCATTAAGTAAAATAAGAACGCAGGGTAGTCATCTGATGGATCAGTATGTGCTAACCATATCGTAATTACTAGTATTCCTAGCAAAAACCATCCTATATTTTTCTTCATAAAAGCCATTGTACTTCCTTTTATTGGTGGAGATGCCGGGAATCGCACCCGGGTCCAGTCTAACGTTCGAATTGCTTCAACGTTCTATTATTATTTATACACTAAAAGGTTGACTTTGTCAACCAAATAAGGTACAAATAAAGTACTACTTTTATAAAAAAAGGATAAGTATTCTGTAAAAGTAGATTAATTCAAACTAAAGGCAATTATGAAGAAATTAAGAACTTATACGTTTATTGATGGAGAAGAAACAAAAACGATAGAAGCAACATCTTACAGAAAGGCAGTTCGGTCTTTCCAAAGTGGCTCAGAGAGCAAAGTTGTTAGAGTTGAGTGGGAGGCCAAAAAAGGCGGCGAGTACGAAAAAATCCAATCATTACCTTTAGGTAGAAAAATAAGACAAGCGGCAATAATTGATGCGAAGCGTCTAGCCGCTAAAAAACGATTGGAACAAGAACGTGGCAATAACTCATAACCCACTAATGAAAAAATTAGTGAAATTAATTGTGAGACTTCGTATGTCCTATGCAGATTTAAGAGGACATCATGGTAAAAGATGGGACTATGAACCAAGTAAACATTACATGGGCATGGGAAAACGAAGACTCAAGTAAGGAATAAATGGCGGGAATCAAGCAACGTGGTGTCATCTCTGTTAATAACAAGAGAATGCGAAAAGATGCCAACGGCGAACTAGTAGAAGTAAGACCAGTAAAGTATTACGGTCCTAATGCAAACGGAAGAATGTGTGGAAGTATAAACGGAGAGTTAATCCGTGATAAAGACGGCGAACCAATTCCGTATGGACAATGTTAGGAATGAAATGGAAACACTTGTACATAAACATATTATCATTAGGGCAGAAGTTTTAAATCCCCCATTAAACGAATTAAGCACTAGTGAAAGTGTAAAATCATTAATAAACAATATAGGTATGAAAATACTTATGGGTCCATATGCCAAATATTGCGAAATGCAAGGCAATAGAGGACTTACAGTTGCAACAATAATCGAAACATCACATATTGTTATGCATACTTGGGACGAATCAAGTCCTGCTAATATACAACTAGACGTATATACTTGTGGAGATTTTGATCCACATACTGTATTCGAATGGTTAAAGCAGTACAATCCAATCAGAGTAGATTACAAATATTTAGATAGAGAAAACGGATTAACTGAAATACCTTTAGAACCTAAAAATTCATATTCATGGAGCTCAAGAGAAATAGTTGATGCCATGGATACTATCCTAGCAGATTAATAAAATAATGGCAGAGTAGCTCAGTTGGTTAGAGCGCCGGACTCATAAGCCGGAGGTCGTTGGTTCGATTCCATCCTCTGCTACCATCAGTCACAAAAAAAGGCCCTTGTATTTCTACTTGGGCCTTTTTCTTTAATTATTTAAAATAATTATGCAGTTACTCTTCTTCTTGGAATAGAGTAAGTTACTGCCGGTCTTCCAACATAACCTGAATCATCAGATGAAGTTGCTTTTACGTTAAAGCCTGCTTCTCTTAATTCTGTTAGTCTAGCACCTGGAGATGCGATACCTAAGTCTGACCTTAGATCATCAGCAGTAAACGTTGAACCGTTACCCCAATAGTTTGCTAGGATTTGTTGATTTTGAGTTCCTTCTTTGAAGAACTTTGTTCCGATTGCTTTAGTCATCATGTTAACTCCTTTTCTGTTTAATATTAAATGTTAACTAACTAACACTAATATACATGATTTAGAGGTAAATGTCAACCTATTTCTCAATTTTCGCTTAAAATTCAACGATTTAAGTAATAATCTTAGGTGCTTCTGGTGTAATTAATTTAGAAGTCAACTGTTTAACTACAGTGTGATACCCGTCAATCATCTCTTTTTTAGGATTACCAGTCATTGTAATTGCTGACTTGTATATAGTTATTGGTACATTCTCCCAATCTACACTAATAAAAATAGGAGCCATTGCTGGTCCTTGTTTTTGCATAATAAATGCAAATGGTTTTTCTACTATATAATGAGTTTCGTGTTCTTCTACAACTTGTGTTATTACTTCTTCGCCTGTAACCATCTTAAATGTTGTTACTTGATCTTTGAGCCCTTGTTCTATTAACATATATTATCCTATTGATTTTCCTGTACCGTTATATCCAGTATTTTCGATGTATTCCAATAATTTATCATATCCACCAATTTTATCTTCGTATACTTTAATTTGTGGAAATGTTCTAGCAGTTGGAAATTCTGCCATTACATCTTCTCGTTGAAAATCAACGCCAAGTTGTTTATAAACAAATGGATAATCTCTTTGTTCACAAAGTCTTTTTGCCTTATCGCAATAAGGACATTGAGGTTTTCCCCATATTTCTATCATAGACTAAATCCTTTAAATGTTTCTGTGTCCACGTCCTGTTTAGTACCTCCAGTTACATATGAACTAATTTCTGTTTCTTGTGGTGCTACTTGTACTTCTGCTCCACTGATCCAATTTTGTGTCCAAGGTAATGGGTTACTTCCGCCTTTATAAGGACTAGATAATCCAACTGCTAACATACGTTTATGAGCAGTCCATTCTACATAGTCTTTTAATAACTGAGCATTAAGACCAATCATAGATCCGTCTTTGAATAAGTATTCAGCCCAATCACATTCTTGTTTAACTGCGTCAGCAAACATTTGTTCGCATTCCTTTTTTGTTTCTTTTTGAATTTTGGCAAAGTCTTTATCATCTTTTGGTAATATCTTAATCATTTGTTGTGTAGATGCTAAATGTACATTTTCATCTCGACAAATAAATTTAATAATTTTTGCATTACCTTCCATTTTCTTTAATTCAGCGAATGCCCAACTACAAGCAAATGAAACGTAAAAACGAATTCCTTCTAAAATGTTAACACTATTAATTGTTAACCAAAGTTTTTTCTTTAAGTCATATAAATCAACAACAACTTCTTTACCATTTACTTTATGTTTTCCTTCACCTAATAATTGAAATGCTAAACTTGTTTGTATAAGTTCGTCATAGTTTTTACTAATATCGTCTGAACAGTCTGTAATTTCTTTAATATCTAACATTTCGTCAAATATCTTACTTGGATCTGAATATATATTACGGATAATATGTGTGTAACTTTTACTATGAATAGTTTCACTAAATGTCCAAGTTTGCACCCATGCTTCTAATTCTGGAATACTAATAAGTGGCCCAAATGCTTCTGTTGGTGCTCTGCCTTGTACACTGTCTAATAAAATTTGTCTTTTTAAGTTAGCAGTAAAAATATGTTGTTCATGTGGTGTTAAGTCTTTAAAATCTTTACTATCCTTGCCAATATCAACTTCTTCTGGTCTCCAGAAAAAGCCTAACTGTTTGTCAGTTAATTTATCAAATTGACGATACTTTAATGCATCATATCTTTGGATATTAACTCCACCTGACGGATCTAGAAATGCTTTACTTTCTAGATGATTCTTTTTACTACTATTAAAAACACTCATTTATAATTCTCCATTTTCTTATATTACACACGAGTCGCAATTGGCGTCGTCTATATCATCTAGTAAGTCTACTTGTTTATCTTCAACGTTAAACTTATCTACGTCAATTTCACCTTGTCCATCATAAGTGTTAAAGTAATACAACTGCTTACCACCGTATTTGTAAAACATAATTAAATGTTGTAACATAACACTCATTGGAATTTTTTCATCCTCATAGTGTGTCGGGTTGTAACTTGTATTGACACTAATACCTTGATCAATATACTTTTGTAGTACAGCCATAATCTTAAGATATCCTTCTGGGGACTTTTGAGACCATAGCATTTCATACTTATTTTTGAGTTTTCTAAACTCAGGGACAACTTGTCTTAAAACACCATCCTTACTTTGCTTAACACTAACAAATGCACGTGGCGGTTCAATACCGTTGGTACTGTTACTTATCTGTGCTGACGTTTCCGCGGGCATTAACGCCATTAATGTGCTATTTCTAATACCTGTTTTTTGCAGTTGTTTACGCAGACTTTTCCATGGCATACGTTCTTTGTGTGTTACTAATTCATCAACGTCTTTTTTATACGTCATATTAGGTGTAATACCATGTCCATATTTTGTTTCCATGTTACCACTTATAGATCCTTGCTCAACTGCCAAATCTGCACTTGCTTTAATTAAGTAATAACTCCATGCTTCAGCATATTTGTCAATTAAATCTAAATCAGGATTTGTATATGTCATATCATTTTTAGCCATCCAATATGCTAAATTAATAATACCAACGCCTAAAGGACGTCTTTTTTCTGTGCTATTTTTAGCCGCAGTTACTGGATAATTTTGATAACTTAATAATGCATCTAACCCACGCACTGCTAGTTCACATGGCTTTTCAAAATCTGTTGGTTCTTTAATGTTACCCCAATTGATAGCACTTAAAGTACATAAAGCAATTTCACCTTCTGGATCATTAAACTCATTTAATGGTTTAGTAGGTAAGTTAATTTCGCAACATAAATTACTTTGTTTAATTGGTGCGTCTTTGGCAATAAATGATCCATGGTCATTTGCATGGTCAACATTCATTAAATAAATTCTACCTGTGTTTTTACGTTCTTCCATAAATGCACTAAACAAATCACTAGCACGAATACTTTTCTTTCGAATTCTTGTGTTACGTTCTGCCGTTTCGTATAAACGTTTAAACTCGTCTTGGTCTGCAAAAAAGGCTTCATATAATCCTGGTACATCTTGAGGTGAAAAAAGAGTTATATTTTCGTTTGTAAGTAAACGTTCATACATAAGTTTATTAAACTGAACTCCATAGTCCATATGTCTAACTCTATTTTCTTCAGTTCCTTTGTTGTTCTTTAGCACTAGCATATCTTCAATTTCTAAATGCCATACTGGATAGTACAACGTTGCCGCACCATTACGAACACCACCTTGCGAACAAGAACGTGTTGCCGCTTGGAACATTTTATAAAAAGGAATTACACCTGTATGATATGCATCACCGTTACGAATGGGACTTCCCAAGGCACGAATAGATCCAGCGCCGATACCAATACCTGCTTTTTGTGAAACATATTTTACAATACTACTTGTTGTAGCATTAATACTATCTAAACTGTCTCCAGTTTCTACTAAAACGCAAGAAGAAAATTGTCTTTGTGGTGTACGAACTCCTGCCATAACAGGTGTAGGTAACGAAATAGCAAAAGTACTAATAGCATCATAATAGTCTTTTACATATTGCATTCTTGTGTCTTTAGGATAATTTGCAAACAATGTAGCCGCAATTAGTAAATAGGCTACTTGTGGTGTTTCATACATTGTGTTTGTTACACGATTCTTAACTAGATACTTACCACGCCATTGTTCCATTGCCGCATAAGTCATTTCTTCGTCACGTTCATGTTTTACAATAGTATCAAATTGTGCAAATTCTTCAGCAGAATATAAATCTAAGATTTCAGCATCATAAAATCCTAGTTCAATATTCTTCTTTACTATGTCAATAATTGGTAATGGTTTAAAAGCATCATATACCATTTTACGCAAATGATAATTAATAAGTCTTCCTGCTACCCATTGATAGTTTGGTGTTTCTTCACTAATGAGATCTGCCGCACTTTTAATAAGTGTTTCTTGAATCTCTGTTGAAGTTATTCCGCTATAAAATGATAAGTGTGATTTAATTTCTACTTCACTAGCACTTACGCCTGTAATATTTTGACAAGCATAAAACACAACTTTGTGCATTTTTTCTAAGTCTAAATCTTCCCTGGTGCCATCACGTTTTGTTACTTGAATCTGTGTCATTATTTGATGCCTTGTTCTTTTGTTTATAGATACTTCTGTGCTTTAAGGTCGTCTACTGTATACACCTTAAAGATTGATAAATCTTTTGGTATCGATGTAGTATTTAATACTTGTCGATAAGTTATATTAAGAGCATATTTTGTTATATGCACTGCATTAACGAAATTATGTTCATCTTTATATATTACTATACTTAAGGTGCTATTGTCAAGTATTTCTGACAAATAAATTGTATAAAATATACCTAGTGCAACTGCTACATCACAGTAATGGTTATCATTAAGCAGTGTCCAAGGGTCAGGCCAATCTTTACAATCTGCATAATCCAAGTAACCGTTGGTTGTAGGACATTTACCCCACAAATCAACTATAGACTGTAGAGCTTCTTCTGTTTCCATTTCTTTTAATTTGACACGAAATTGTCTCCAGAAATGTATTCTGTCTTCAGGTTTTAAATCAAACATTCTTTATTAAGAGAATTTAGTTATACGATATTTTAAAGTTGCGTTACTACCTGTAGATGTTGTTGTGTACTGAACAGTACCATCTGAAGATAATATTGTAAGTCCTACACCAGGATCTGCATTTTCAGTAAAGTCTTGTTCAAATGAATATCCTTGTGTGTTACTACCAGCAATTCGTAATTGTCCAGTACGTCTTGCATTGCCACGTTCAATTACGAAGTCAACTACTGCATTTATTAGTACCGAAGAATCAAAATCTATTGGAGTATTTGTTGCTACACTAGTATTGTCAGTTAAGGTTGCACTTTTACCTGCTTCTGAAGTATGTAAACCATAACTTAATTTATCACCAGCAATTAAACCAAATACAGATTTACCATTGTTTTCTATATTAGGAAATGTTGCTTGTTGTGATGTTGTTCTGTCGAATGCATCGCCAAAACTAATATTGTTGTCATTATCAAAATTAATAACTGGAACAGTTGGTGTTCCACCTGATGCAATACCAGAAACTCCACAAGTTACAAATGTATTAAATGAACTTGAAAATTCTTGTACAGTTGTTGTTTTAATTGCTTCTTTGTAAATAATCTCAAATAAACAATTTGAAACTTTAACTCCACGTGGTCCTGTTACACTTGGTGCTGAACCAGTAATGTTCTCACCAACTAAAATTCCTGCAAAAGTATCGTGTATATAACAATTATTAAAAACTATGTTTTTAGCATCATGGTCACAATCAAATGCAAAGTCAAGTTTTGCAAAATCACAGTTTTCAAATTTAATATTTTTTGTATCCGTTGCCGTAGTTTGTGTTACTACAACTCCTGCTTTTCTACTTCCGATAGAAACTGGATTTGTAACGTGTCTACCTTTAAATCTAACGTTTGTAAATGTTACCATGTTTGCTTGGTCAACTAAAAAGTTATGATCATTTTCTGAATTATAAAATTGAACATTTGAAATATTTATGTTTTTAGGTTTTAATGCTCCACCTATACCAACGTTTGCACCTGTTTGTTGTTTACTATCAGATGTTTCACCAACTAAACCTGCACTTGTTGTTCTTTTGAAGATAGTTGATCCTGCACCATCGCCAATAATATCTGAATTTCTAGGAAACTTAATCGAGTCAGTTACAATATAAGTACCTGCTGGGAAATAAACTGTTTTTAATGATTCTGGGTTAGTGTGTTCACGTGAATAAACCTGATTTAACATAAAGTTAATTTTAGCGGCTTGGTCAGTTACTCCGTCACCTTCAATTCCAAAATCTTTGGCATTAATAATATCATCTAATTTACTTTGTAAAGAACGTTGAACACTAGCACCACTTGATGTTGTTTGTGCCGTGTAACCAACTTCTACACCTTTATATGTATAACTGTTAATACTACCTAAAATATCACTATATTGTGTTAATATTTCTGTATTACCAATTGCCGGTGCACCTTCTGATGTTGTTCCGTTACCAACGTATAATTTACGTTCATCAATCACCCAACCTAACTCTGCACTTGATAATTGTGGCAAGTCAGCATTTAAGCCTCTACGGTGTTGAATTTTTGAAATTTGAATTACTGCCATTTGTAGTCTCCTATAACGTATTTATGCTCTAGTTGTGTTTTGTGTAAAACTCCTCAACCCTATTCCACCACATTTTAACAGTATTTTTATATTCTTCACCTTCTAGTACCCAAGATTGATACTCGTAGTCTTTACTACACATTAAAATTGCACCTTTTTGTATATTAGTACCGTGTATTTCGTTATGTGCTTCAGCATATGCCGCCAACTGTAAAAAGTAATCACCTATCCATTCTGTTTTTTTAGGTTTATTAGTTTGTTTAAAATCTATAATTGCGGGTGCACCGTCGTACATTCCAACACAGTCTGTAGTACCTGCATAAATTTTTGGAAAGTATAAAGGAACTTCTGTTCCCCAAATTTCACTTACTTTAGACATACCCTTTTCAATAACAATTCCTGCCATTTTATGACTTTGCTGACTAAAAGGATTACTGCCTGGTTCATTAATTTTATCTGCAATACAATAATCTTCTAACCATTTGTGCATACGAGTTCCACGTCCAGCGGCTTCAGTTACAATTTCTTGTGCCTTAGCCTCGCCGACTCGTTTCTTCCAATTACGGAGTGCTTGTTTCTTTTCTTCTGATTTAGTTTTATCTAAGATTGTTGTAACACTGGGGACTGCTTCACCTGTGGGTGTTGTGTATAATCTTTTGCCGTCTATTTGTTTACGTTTGATGGGTGTATAGTCGTAACGCTCGGTTATCATGGTAATTCTCTTTTTGATTAAGTATGTTACAATTATACAGTATTATTGACCTAGAAGTCAAGTAAATTATGTACGTTTCTTTAGAGCACGTTTAGCCATTTTATCAACTTGTGTTGTTGGCTCTGTGTCTACATCATCAGGTGTTGCAATACTTTGGTCATCTTTACCATCAGTATTTTTAAAAATAACTGTATCTTTATTGAAGTCTGTAACTAAATTTTGTATTGCAGGACTCTGTTGATGAATTGCCGCAAAACTATCGTATGATAACGGAATACCAACACCAGTTGCCATGGTTGATAATGCACTCATAGATATTTGATTTTTTGCACCTTTTTGTTCAGCACGGTTTCTAAGGAATAGTAACAAACTCATTAGTTTGTCAACTCCTGAGGGAGTACTCTCTGTGATAAAATCACTTGCTTTCATTACGGACGTTCTTGTCTATCTAAATCGTCAACACCTTCTTGTCCTTCTGGACCAGCATCTAAATCAACTTCTACATCATCAGTTGCTTCTTCTTCGGGTGCTTCTTCAGTTGGTTCTGCTTCTACTTCTGGTTCTTCAGCAGTTAAATCTGTTCCAGAGTCAGTAGCAGTGCCAGTTAAAATACGTGATGCATTATCCATATCTGCTCTTGCAGTTGTAATAGCATCTAATAGACTTTCTAATGAACCTTTAGCCGCATTCATAAATGCTTCTGCTTTTTCGTTGCCCATTTCGTCACGAATTTGATCTGTTAATGGAAGTAAATCTTCTGCCTGCATTTCACTAACATCTTCTAACATACTTTGAATTCTGTCAACCATGTCTTTTGATGCTAATACTAATTCAGCACTTTCCATTTCGCCTTCTTTAAGAACACTCTCTTTAATACCTAATTGCTTTCTTGCACGTTTGTCAACCATTTGTAAGAATCTAACGTTTGCTAAATTACTAGACATAATTTCATCAATCATATCAATAATTGGCATAAGACCTTGCATTAATGTTGGGGGAACTGTTTGACCTTTTTTGTACATATCTAAAGCACGTTTGGCTTTCATGTAATTTTGTGGACCTACAAGCAAACGTAATGCGTTTGCACGTCTACTTTGTGCTTGTGGTGAATTTTGTTGTGGTTCAATTTTACCGTCGCCTGGCTCTAACTCGCCTTTTGCTAATTCTGTGTTATCGTCTTTTGGTGCTTCGCTAACATTTAAATTATTTTCTACTTGCCATGCTTCAATTGTTTCTTTAACTAGTTTAGACATTAAGTATTTTTTGTTTACTTGATAATCTCCACTGCTTTCTGCAATTTCAGACATTTCTCTGTTTGCAGTACCAAGCATTTGGTTAGCAATAGTTTCATTCATTTTCGATAAATCAAAATCGAAACCAAAACGAGTATTTAATAAGTTGTTTAACTTATTGCTTCTCGTTATTTTATTTAAATCATTTAATTCCATGTGAGTTCCCTAATCTACGTTATTACTATTTAGTTGATTTGAATCTTTTTAATTGATTCATCTAATCGGTCTCTAATGCTATTTTTATGATATTCGCTCTCTTCCCACCTAATATACATTAATTCTTTGCGAAAATCGTCGGTTGCAGTCTTATATCTTTCATGAAATAGGTAAGAATCATTAGAATAGCGATTAAACTTCATATCATATGCTTCAACTTGTTGTGCGTCAGTTGTTTGCCCTTGTAATGACGCTACAGCCCAAGCAAGAGCACTTTTTCGTAAGGTAAACGAGTTAATTAGTGTACCATTATCGTATACTTCCCATACACCATTACGTTCTAAGCAATAGTATTTACCCACTTTAACATGGGCACCATTTATTGATACAACGGGTAAATTATTAGATTTTTCTTCTAAAAAATTCTTAATTTTTGTAACAGATACGTTATTTTTTGTTTTCTTTGACATAGTAGAGATCACCATTTTTCTTTTTCCTATTGAGTACACTTTTATTAACTAACATAAATGCCAACTTTAATCGGCTTTCATTTAAATCGGTCAGTTTTATTGACTGTTTAAATTCATTTAAAAATTCTTCTTCATCTTTTGTTAATGACACTCTTGCGCCATTAGAAAATTCAAAATTTGCCACTTGTTATTTTCCTTGCATTTTCTTTATCCAACGTTTTGCTATTGGACTAGTATGCGGAGATTTTGCAAACTCCTGCATTCTTTTATACATATTTAAAATAACACCTTTAGTGTCCGATCCTTCTGAATTGTCTACAACAAACATATTTCTTCCAAAGAAATTGTGGAATCTGCCAATATTGTTTTGTACATCTTTCCACATAGTTGTGACCATAGGATCTGGTAATACTCTTTCTCTACTTTTGTTTCTAGTGAGTGCAGTTTCTAAATCTGTGTTTACAAAAATCATGCCAACTTCATATCCTAGTTGTCTTAAAGTTTGTGCTTGTTTAGAAATCTTCTCATAGTCTTTGCCTGTTCCATCTATAACTAAACCTAGTTTTTGTCCTAGATGCATAGCAAGAAGACTTTTTGTTATTCGCTTTGCTTTATCTCTAATTTCTTGTCCTTGTGGACTTGATATATTGTCAGGATCTGAAGGATCTAATCCTGCATCTTGTAAATATTTTTCAAATGCGGCATCGTTATTAATTAACTTAAATCCCATAGTTTGTAAAGCCGTTGCTTTTACCATAAAACTTTTACCACTACCAGGACCGCCTGCTAGGAATATTGCTTTAAAAATTGCTGGATCGTTTATGCCTTCTTCAAGGTCAGTCAGTCTTTTTTTTTGACCATCTCTGATGCAATACTAACTGTTTGTCCTGGTCTAATTTTTGACCCTTGCCCTTGTTTCTTTGCTGTCTTAGGTTTTAACGTAGGAGCATTTGGATTTGAGTTATCAACATCCATTGTTTTTAAATCAACTTTAGTAGTGATTCCAGGTTTTTTTGGATCACTTATTTCAACACTATCGCCAGCAACTTTAGTTACTTTGCCTGTCATAGGTTGTTCAAATAATTCTGAAAATCTCATTATTTTCTACGTCCTGCTTTATTTAATGCTTGAACACGTTTACTTGCTGGATTGATACGTTTAGTACGTTTCGATTTCAACTTCATTCTAGCACCGACTTTTGCCTTAGTCATTTTTAACTTAATACGTTTTTTAATATCCGGTGCTTTAAAACAAGCGCCTGGACTACTTACAATTTTACCTTTTAAACGACCAATTGAACATCTGTACTTACGCACAACTTTATTACCAGAACGGCCCCATGCCATTTTGGTTTCTGTTAATTCTGTATTTTCGTCGCTAAAAAGTTCTAATATAAGCATAACACTACTATTTAGTATAGATTAATCGGTTTTGAATTTTTGTGAATTGTATTAAATGAATAAATTGTAGGATAAAACACCTACGGCAGTGATTAATGAGCCAATAATAGTCATTCCCCACATAATAAGTTGGGATTGACGTTTCTCTCTGTCTTTAATAACTGTATCTCGTATTTCGCCAAGTACAGTTTCAATGCCGATGACTCGGCCCTCTAGATTGTCTAGTTTTTCTTCCAAACGTGAATACCTCGCCGCACATAATTCTACATGGGCTTCTAGGCTTTCTTTTTCTATTTCTCGAGTTGTACTCATTGCTTCCTCATTTACGTTACTTTAACGGATTGATATTTTCGGATGCCTAATGTGTGCCTGGTGTTGTGCCTTAATGTTGTTGCCTATAATGCCATAATAATTGCTATTAATATAAGTTGCCTTATACAATATATTTATATCCTGCAGATACCTTATATACTATAATATAATGTATAGATAGTTTTAAGCAGGTTTTACTTTGTAGTTTTTATGGATATTTTTTAAGTTTGGATTTCGAACTGCTTTGTATCCTATGTAAGCACCAGCCGCCACTGCCGCCCAAGTAAGTGCAGAATTATAAGGACTTTTAGCATTGTTAGCCGCAATACCTTTTACACTTTGATTATAAGGTCCTGCTAAATCACTGCCTTTTGCATAGTGGTTTAACATAAAGCCTAAACGTGTTGCACCTGCTTTTTGTTCGTTAGGTAAAGCACGAGGCCAGTCGCCAATAATTCTTCTCATAGATGTTAATTTGCTATCTCTAATTGATAGCGAACGTTCAACTGCCATCATTGTACGTCTATCTAATTGTGTATCTACTACACCGTTTTGTACATTTTTTAAATATCTTTTAATTTGTGCAGTAGGAATATTATACCCACCTTTACGTTCTAACCCTGCAATTAAATTATGTAAATCTGTTGCACCAGTTCTTACACCGTCAAAGCCACTGAATTTTAAAGTGTTTCTAGCATATGTACTGGCTTTACCTGGATCAGTATAACGCATTGCTTGTACACCTAATAAGTGTGCATAAACATTAGCCGCAATATCTTCTTTTTTTGTTGTAATAAACTGTTTAGGATTTTTAAATAATCGTGCTTCTGCTAGTTCATCATTCATAAATTCGAATAACTTTTTAGATGGAACTTCATGTCCACCTTCCATTGCCGCCCATTCAGTTGCAGTATATTTTTCCATTTATTTACTCCAAGTTTTAGTGGCATTGAAGTTCATTCTATTAAACTCCATTCTATCATTTAATTTAACTGCTCCACCGTCTACTCCAAATGCTACAAATCCTTCATGACTTGTAACTCTATATCCGTCAGCAGTTTTTTCAAATGTTCCAATCTTATCTACATTACTTAATTTTTTAATTAACATTAGTTTAGCACTAATTATACGACGATATACTGCCAGTGTCAATAGCAATGTGTTACTATTGTCTGCCAAAAATTGTTTTTGTTGTTCAATCTTTTCTATACGTTTTTGTGCCGCTGGACTTTCTGCACCACCTTTTAATTTTTCAATTTCTTTATTCATTTTTTCAGTATAATAATTCATAAAGTTTTCTAAAAATTTTGTAGGTTCGCCAACTTGTTCACCAGCTCTTACATTATTATTAATAAAAGGTTTAATAAATTTTGCAAATTCTGCCGTTAATACTGTATCCATTTTAGTACCTACTTTTTTAAGTGTAGTACGCCCTGTTGCAATAGTATCATCTATGCTTTTTTCTTCACCCGGAGTAAGTGTTGCAATTCCTGAAACATCTTTATAATTAGCATCATCAAACCATACATCTGCTGAAGGTTGTAAACCTCTTACACTGTAACCAAAACTTGCAGTCATTTCTGGCAGTGTAGCGCCTGTATATTCTGTATGAAATACTATTCCAATTTTTGCTTTACCGATACGTTTACCTATAGCACTATCAACTGGCACTGCATATGTAATAGTGTTAGGAGTAAATGTATAACAGTTGTCATCACCTACGTCTTCAGTTTTAACATCACCTGGGCCAAAAAGGAAGTCGCCTTGTACAACTGTTCCTATGCCTAATTTAGGTAATAGTTTAAACGCCATTAATAATTTTGCTTCTAATGAAGGTTGTTCAGAATACCATTCTTTAATCTGTGCTACTGATTTAGCAACTTTAGGTGTATTTGCATTAAACACTGATTTAGTGCCTACAAAGAATTTACTATCTTCTGGATCTATTCCACAAATAATTGCAGGAGCACCGTCCCACTTAACAGTAATTTTACCTTCTGGTTGTCCACCTTCTAATAATCCCTTAACTGCATCTAAATAATCAAATGCTCTTAAGGCACCTTTGTATCCTTCATTAAAGATTAAATCTTCAACGTGTTCTAAATGTGTGTTTTTACCTTCTGCTTCATTAAGAATATTCCAATGATGCTTGTTAGGTTCAAATATTTCTGTAATTAACATTATGCCGCCTTTGCACTTTTGGCTAAAATTGCTCGGACTTCATCGTCTAAGTCTTGTGATTTAATTATGTTTGCAAGTTTTTCTATATCAATATAACTTGTGCTGGCTTCTGGTGCACTTGCATCTGATCCTGATTCTGGTTCTTTGTTTGGTTGATCTTTAGTAGTTAAATCTATATCTTTTACTTCTTTATTAAGTATACCAATTTGTTCATCGTCCATACCTGCTGTTTGCATAACTTGAACTACACCTGCAATATTAGTTGGTTTACCTGCTTTTGCCCAAGCACTTTGTAATTTTTTAAGAGTAATTTTATTACCTAATTCATGTCCAACTGACTTACCAGTTTTAATAGCAGTTTGAGCCGCTTTCATACCTGCCGCAGTAACGCCGCCAACGGCTTTATCTGCTACAGTACCTACACCTTTTACAGTTGCCATTGCCGCTTTTTTCATTAAGTCTAATGCAGGACCTTCTTCTAAATATTGTTCAATTAATTGGTTTTCAACATTTTTTATGTAAGATTCTTGTGCTTGTGCTTTTGCTTGTTTGTTTTCAGCATCTGCAACTGCACCTGCTAACGCAACTGTGGCTATAGCACCAACAAAACCATTTGCAAGTTTTTGGTTTAAGTCATCAATATATTGTGTAACACCTGCTTCACTTGTATCTACATTTTCACCAGTATATTTTCCGTATAATTCCCAAAATTTCTCTTGGTCAGATTCGGATAAACTTTCAAGCATTCCGTCTGTAATTTTAGATTCAGGCGCCGTAAACACACTCTTTATTGTATAAACATCGTTGCCATCTGCGTCTACACCTTCAAATGAATAATCAGCAGTAAATCGTAAATTTTCGCCTTCAAGTCCATCAAAACTAGTTGATACTTCACTTGAGAAAGTTTGTCCACCTTGTAAACCATCTGGAATATCAATTTGTTGTGCCACGGCATTTGTATCAAAACCTTCTGGCATTTTGCCATCGAATGCTTGAAGTTGCTGTTCCCCACCAACTTTAACACCTAGCCAAGTTTCATTACCAACTGCTCTATCAAATCCTGCTTGTGCTTGTATTTGATCTTCGTCAATTCCTTTTTCTGCTAAGAACTCTTTAAACTCGTCACTTAACTCAGGTTGTGTCATATAATCTAAGCCAGCCGCTTGTATTTTATCTGCATCAATCGATCCTGCTGGTTCAACTGTTACATCATTAGGACCATCACCGTCTTGTGTAGATGTAGATGTTGTTTTTTCTAAATTAACACCATCACCTTTAATACCATATTCGTTTGCTAGATTATTTGCCGCTTCATTGGCTGTTGCACCTTCTGGTGATAACTCAAAAATCTTATCGTTAATTTCTTTTATTTGTTCACCAATGGCATCACTTGCCTCTGGGCTATCTGAGGCTAAATCTTTTGCTAAACCTAAAAATGCATTTCTAGTTTGTAATAATTCTTGTACTGCATCTGGAGTAAGTTGTTCTGCCGTCATACTCATTGCTTCAACTTGACTCAAGTCTATTGTACTTCCATCTGCACTTGTGAATATATCTGTAACTTCTGCCGGAAATAAATCCGCCGCCGCATCTGCGGCAATTTTTCCAAGTCCGCCAGCAAGAGCACCAATTGCCATTTGCTTACCAGTTTTTGCAACTGCACTACTTAACTTGTCACCTGTTAAAATATTATTTGCTAACTTAAGAAAGAAGCCAATTGCCATACCTGAAACAATACCGCCACTTGCAAATGCTAATGATGACGTCATTGCCGCAATTACAAATGCACCTTTGGCTGGATTTTCTTTTACATAATCTTTCCATTTATCAACTATGCCTAAAACTGCTTGTCCACCTGGACCTTTACCAATTGTTTGTGAAATTTGTGTTCTTAAACCATCAAATGCATTATCAATATTTTGTATTGGTGCTGAATCTTGTGCTTGTTTGGCTAACTTTTCAATTTCTGTTTTTAGTTTACTTGCAATGCTACCACTAATTTTACCTGCTTTACCTAAAACAGTTTGATTAGTTCCACTTTGTGATGCAACTGTTTCTGCTTTACTAAACAGTCCATTAATTTGATCTGGTGTAAGTTCTGCTTCGAATAGTTTACTATAATTTTCAACTAGAGGCCAAACTTTCTTTTCCCAAGAACCAACATATACTTGTTGTTCTTCTGTTAGTACATTCCAACTTTCTGCCAGATATTGTTTTGACTTATATTCAAATTTTACTTCATTAAGTTTCATTATGCTTTGTCTCCGGCTCTTTGTCTCCGGCTTTGGAAATTAAATCTTGTAATTGTTTTCTTTGCTCTGGAGTTAAATTTTGTAATACTGCTTTCATATCATCTGGAACTGGAGTTGGATTTTTTTGTTCTTCACCTCTAACATATCTACCAAAGATAGTATCTGCAACAGATACTAATTGTGGATCAATAGATTTTACAATCTTTACAAAAGTGTTAGCACCTCCAAAAGGTGTTTTAGGCTTTAAAAAGTAGTTTTGACTTGCATATGCAATAATAAGTTTTCCAATTTTTTTAATATTAGCATCAGATATAGTTAAACCCGGAATAGCAACTGCTTTTTCAACGTCTGCTTTAAACATATGCTGAAACCAACCTTTAAAAGATTCGTAAGGATCACTGTCGAATTTTTCAGCATTTTCCGTTTCTACTCTTTCATAGTCCTGGATTGCTTTTTCGTACATCTGC